ATTACACCATCTGCTGAATCAGGGTTCATTCGTAGTTATGTAGCCTTGTGGGCAGGTGAAGATGGTGGTATTGGATATGGTGTCTTTATCTCTGCTGGTGCTGGTGAAGCTAACGGTGGAGGAGGTGTTGATGGTGCAAGTAAAGTATCAGAATTAGCAGACAAATATTTACCAGGGAATAGTGATAAGAGTGTATCAAATGAGTTTGGGATGATAAGTAAGGATGGACATATAGATGATGGTGGGGAGCAGCGAAAGCAAGCTGTTTTTAAAGATTTCCCAATTGGCAGCTGTAGTCTCTGAGCGAGCAGCAAACTCTTTACTCATCGAACCTTCGAAACTCAACTTGCCATCTTTTCCTGTATCCTTTAAAGCTCTGATTGATTTCTCGTAAAGATCTACATTACCAGCCAAGACTGCGATGTCATCCGCGTACTCCAATCCGAATAAATCAACCAATGCACCCATTTGTTGTTCTTTGGGCAGCTTATTCAACGTCTTCAAAAAATCCTGTAAAGCTTGTTCCCCATTTTCGGAAATCGCTTTTTTCAAATCTTTTGATTCCAGGCCCATCATCTGCAAGGTTGCTTGAAATTTTTTCCCTTGTTTGTCGGCAGTCATCAACTTGGTCAGCATCCCATTAATTGCCGTACCGGCAACCTCGGGAGACTTACCCAAACTGATAAAAGTATTTGCT